TCACCGTCCTGGTGACGGTCGGCACCATTCAAGGCACATAGGAGACTAAGGTGGCGAAGCTAGCGAGCAAGAACGTCGATCTCACGATCAACAGCGTGGCGCTGGAGGGGTATATGCGCGCTGGCTCCCTCAATGTGAGCCAGCAGACGCCGGAGGTCGCGGCCCTATCGGATGCCGGGCCGCGCCGGGTCGTCGACAATTACGATTACGATCTGAGCATTGATGGCCCGGCGGACTTTGCGTCCGGCGCGAGCGATGCGACGCTCTTTGGGCTGGTCGGCTCGACCGGCGTCGCACTTGACTTGGAGCCGACGGGGGCTACTGCCGGCGCGAATGACCCGAACTACACCGCGACGAGCATCGTCCTGACGAGTTACGGCTTTTCCTGGGGCGTCGGCGAGGACATCAAATATACCGCGGCGTTTGCGGGCAATGCCGCGCTCAGCCGTGATGTCGCCTAAGCCGAGGGAGACGTGTGACAACTCTGATGCCTAAAGACGGCAGTCCCCAGGCGCAAGTTGCGATGGATGGGGTGAAGCTCAAGCCGGGTCTCGCCGTCCGCCGCGTGCCGAGTGATGACTGTATCCTGGTGCAGTGGGATGGCTCGGAGTATCGCCCGCATGGCGGGGAGTGGGTGGAAGTGATTCCCCTCATGCGGGTGGGCGAAACGCAGGCGTTCCTCCATCTGCGGCAAGCGGGCGGGCGCCTCGCCGCCGCGCAGGGGGAAGCCGACGAAGCCGATCAAGTGCTGAGCATCACGGCCGCGGCCTTCGACGAACTGATTACGGTCCTCGGTGAGCGCCTGATTGCCTGGAACTGGACGGATGATTACGGCGAGCCATTGGCGTCGCCCCATCGGAACGTAGTGGTCTTGCGGCAATTGCGGGCCGCCGAGTTGATGTGGTTGTTGACGGCTGCCCAGGGCGAGACGGCCGCGGCGGAAAAAAAAGACGGAGTGAGTTAGCGGACTATCTGTGGGGCTATAGCACGACGGCGGCGCCAGAGGTCACGCGGTACGGGCCGCAGCCCTACGCGGTCCTAATTAGCGAAATCTGCAGCGCTTTCGGCTGTACCCCGGCGGTGGCCGCGCAGCAGGACATCGTCCTCGTGACGGCGATCTTCGAGTATCGGAATGCACGAGCGGCAATGGACATGCTCAAACGGGGGAAAGAGGGCAGTGCCGAGCTTGCTCAGCAGCCGGTGCTCGCCGCGCTCGTGCAGACGCTGAAACGCGCACAGGAGACAGCATAGGTGGCCTCGGCATCCGAGTTGGCAATCATCCTGAGCGTCCAAGATAAGGCGTCGAAGGCGCTCGCAGGCGTCAGTCACCAAGCGTCGAGTATGGGCGCGACGCTGGCGAAGACGGCCGCTATCGGCCTCGGGGCGCTGACGGTCGACCTGGGCGTGGCGGGGGCCGCAGCCTTGAAGCTCGGCGGGGATTTCGATGCCGCCGCGGATACGATTCGCATCGGTACGGGCGCCACTGGGAAGGCCCTCGACGCGCTCAATGCCGATTTCAAGGCCGTGGTCAAGGACGTGCCGACCGACTTCGGCACGGCGAGTCAGGTCATCGCGGACCTGAACACGCGCACCGGGGCCACCGGCGCCACCCTCCAATCCCTGAGCAAGACTGTCCTCGAGCTGTCCCGCATCACGGGCACGGATGCGGCCGAGAATGTGCGGCTGGCCACGCGCGTCTTTGGCGATTGGGGTGTCGCTACCGCCGATCAGACGGCGACGCTGGACCTGCTGTTTCGGGCATCGCAGGCGACCGGCATCAGCCTGGGTGATCTCCAGGGGAAAGTCGTCCAATTCGGCGCTCCGCTGCGGGCGATGGGCTTCTCTCTCGCGGAGAGCACGACGCTGCTGGGCAAGTGGGAGAAGGAAGGGGTCAATTCCGAACTTGTCCTCGGCTCGCTCCGCATTGCGATGGGGCACTTTGCGAAAGACAATATCCCGATGCGGCAGGGCCTCGATGAGACGATAGCGACGATCACGGCTTTGGGGCCGGGGGCGGAGGCGACGGCGCTGGCGATGGCCACCTTCGGGGCGCGGGCCGGGCCGGATATGGCCGCGGCGATCTTGGAAGGCCGCTTTGCCCTTGGTGACTTGCTGGCGACGATTGAGGGCGGCAGCGAGACGATCCTGAGCGCCGCGAGTGAGACGCAGGACTTCGCGGAGAAGTGGCAGACGTTCACCAATCGCGCCGCCGTCGCCATTGAGCCGGTCGCCACGGCGCTCTTTACGCTGGCGGGGAGCTTATTCGACGAGTTGGCACCGGCCCTCGAAACGACGATGCAGCAGCTGCTCCCGTTCGTGCAGGCGTTCGTGGCCCAACTCCCGGCGGCGCTCGCTACCGTGCAGGCGCTGCTCGGCACCGTGTGGGAAAATCTCCAACCCTTAATCACGGCCCTCGGCGCTGCCGTGCAGTGGTTTGCCGGATTAGATCAGGGGATGCAGGGCGCGATAGTCACGATGGCGCTAGTCGCGGCGGGGATAGTGGCTATCATCCCCGCGATTGTGGGGATCGTATCGGCGCTCACCGTAGCTATCCCGGTGATTGCCGCCGTCGGCGCTGCGCTCATAGGCCTCGCCGTTGCGGGGGGGCCATTTACGCTCATTGTGCTCGGCATCGGCGCTCTTATCGGCGCGGTCGTGCTCCTCCGTGAGGCCTGGGGGCAAAACTGGTTTGACATCCAGGGGAAAACGGCGGTCGCGGCGACGTGGCTCCAAGAGCATCTTGATCTCATTCTCCTCGCTATTCCCGGCATTGGGTGGGCGATTGCGGGCGTGCGCAAGGTATGGCACGAAAACCTGTTCGGGATCCAGGAGACTACGAAGACCGGCGTGCAGGCCGTGATCTCC